TCGCGCACCCGGTCACTCTCCGAGAGGAGCTCCAGCCACATGCGGTCACGTGCGGCCTCGTGCGGCGTGAGCGGGCGCGGGAGCCGGGAGGGGTCGATCTGGAGGCCGCGGGCCATGACGGGCGCGAGCGCCGGCGCGCCGCCCGCCGAGCCCGCGCCGGCCAGTTGCATGCCGATCGGACCGGGGCTCGCCGCCCGCGTGAGCTCGGCCGCCGCGTCGCGGGCCATGCCCAGCCGCTGGCGGACGCCGATCGCGAGGCCCTCGACCAGGTGGTGGCCGACGTCCCTCATCGCCTTCGACGGCGACGCGATCCCGAAGGCCTTGTTGAGGCCCTTGGTCAGGAACATGTTGGCGATCTGCATGGCGATCGACTTCACGATGCTCAGCATGTCCTGGGTGCCCCGCATCATCCCGTCGATCAGGCTCTGCACGGCGTACCGGCCGCCCTGTTTCAGCGAGCCCGAGAGGGTCTCGCCGAGCTGCTTTCCGGAGTTCCTCACCACGTGGGAGAGGTCGAGCGGCACCTTGCCCCAGCGCTCGGTGAAGTCGGCGATGAAGCTGTCGACGATCTGGCCCGACGGCAGGAACCCGCCCTGCGCCGAGAGCATCGCCTTGAAGTCGCCCTGATTCATGGTGAGCAGCTTCGAGATCATGCCGGGGCCCAGGGCGTTGAACCCGCCGCCGGCGCCGCCACCGCCCCCGCCACCCGCGCCGCCAGACCCGCCGGCCGCCGCCTGGCCGGCCGCGGCCGCCTGGTTCTGCGCCGCGGCGGCAGCGGTCGCCGCATGCACGATATCCATATAGGAGCCAGCCACCCCGGCGACCGCGTTCTTCAGGTCGACCATGTCCTGAGCGACGTTCCGGGTCTGCTGGCGGAAGTCCTCCATGAACTGCTCGGCGGGCGCCTCGCCGAGCCGGAAGTCGATGTTGATGCCGGGGATCTTATCCAGGCCCTCGAGGATCTTGTTCAGCCCCGCAGTGATCAGGTTGTCGAGCTTGGCCCAGCCCGCGGCCACGAGGCTGAACGCGCCGCGCAGCGAGTGGCCGATCACCTGGCCCACCTCAAAGGCGATGCGGGCCAGAGAGTAGATGAGGCGAATGACGAACTGCACGGACTGGACGGCGACATTGGCCCACAGGATGATCTCGTTGCGGTTCTGGATCATGGCGACCACGAGATCCCCGGCCTTCTCCGCTGCGCCGGAGAGGAGCCCCGAGACCGCCTCCGCCCAGCTCTTGACCTGGCCCGTATCGAGGATCCCCTGGATCTGCGCACGGATGCGCTCCGCCTGCGCCTTGACCACCTCGAAGAGCCCCGCATCGGCGATCGCCTGACGGATGGACCGCCACTGGTCCTGCAGCATGGAGACGATCCCGGTCCAGCTATGGGCCAGCCGGCCCACGGCGCTCGAGCCCTCAGACTCGATACGCGCGAACATCTGGTCCCAGAGCTTCAGGCTGTCCTTCGCCGAGACGGTCATGCCGGCCTTGATGCCGAGCGCCGCGTTCACCCCGCGCTCGCGGAAGAGATCGGCCGACGCGGCGCCCGCCGACGCCAGACGGTTGAACTGCTCGGCGGCCTGCTGGAGGGGGATCTGGAAGCGCGCCGAGACCTCGGAGATCTGCATGATCCGCTTCCGCAGCTCGTCGGCGTTGTCGACGGTGACCGAGAGCGTACGGCCGGAGGCCAGGATGTCCTGGAAGGTGAAGGGGAGCTTTCGGGCGGCGCCCTGGAGCACATCGAACGCGCGCTTCCCCTCGGCTACCGACCCGAACAGCGCGTCCATGGTGATCCGCGCCTGCTCGGTCTCCGAGGCGACGCCGATCACGGACTTGGTGAGGGCCGCGCCCGCGGCAGCGGCAACGCCGAAGGCGGCGGCTGCCGCCGCGCCCACGCGCTTGGCCATGGCGGGCACGTCGTTCAGCTCCGTACGGATCCGGCCGATCTCGGCGGACAGACCCTTCCGCAGGGCCCCGGCATCGATCGACAGGAGGACCCGGAGCTTCGCGAGCGTCGCGGTGCTCGCCATCAGCTCGCCGCGCCGAAGATGTGCCGGATCCGCTGTTTCAGATGCTCCACGTCCCGCTCACTCTGCTCGAGTGCGCCCTCGGCACCGTACTCGAGGAGGAAGTCCTCCAGCTCGAACGGCCGCGAGCGCTTCTTTTCATCCCGGTGGATCTCGGCCATGGTCGAGGCGATGAGCGCGGCCTGGTAGTCGCCGCGGCGCCCCGGCTCGAGCACGGGCTCCGTCCGGCTGAGCTCCATCCAGGCGGATAGCTCGTAGCTCGAGATCTCCTCTAGGAGCTCCCCGACGGTGCGCCCGAGGGCGAGTGCGAGCCGGAAGACGAACCGGAGCTCGGGGTCGCTTCGGATTTTCCCCGGAGGGCCTCCATCTCCTTCTCGGACAGCCCGCTCTCCTCGAGCACGGCCTTCGAGATCGCGTCGATCGCCTGCGCGTCGACGCCGAGCAGCTCCCGGTAGTGATCGGCGCCGAAGAGCTGGTTCCCCTCCGCGTCGACCATGCCGAACCCTGCGATCAGGGCGCTGAGCTCGAGCATCGCCTCGTCGCCCTCCTCGCCCTGCTCGAGCTCGGCGATTCGCGCCACGATGCGCTGGCGCTCGGCGCCGGTCAGGCCGCGCACCAGGACCACGCCACCCAGGGCGCCCGCATCGACCTCGCGGTACGTCGACGGCCGGCCGGAGAGGAGGTCCTGGCGGCTCAGCAGCTTGCGCGAGTCCCCCATCACGGGAGCGTCGGCTGGCCGGTGACCTTCATCCGGACCGAAGCCTTCAGCAGTCCGGACACGGGCGCCGACGGTCCGACCTCGAGGATGTAGGCCGCGAAGCCGAACGTCTCGTTCCCCGTGTCGGGGAAGACGAGCTGGTAGTTCGTCTTCGACTGGTTCTTCCACTCGGCCAGGAGGCCGGTCGTTCCGTCGTGCGTGGGGTCGCTGGGATCCCAGACGATGTCGAAGGTGACGTCTCCCGTCCGCTTGAGCGTCGGGATGATCTCCTCGTAGCCCCCCGGCGACTCGTGCGTGGTCGCATCCTCGTTGTCGCTGGAGAGGCCCGGGCCGTCGACGTCCATGACGCCCGCCACCGTCGTGAAGTTCTCCGGACTCCCGCCGTCCCCGATCTGGAGCAGCGTCCCGAAGCTCGAGTACTTGGACATGATCGTCTCCTAGAGCTGAATGACGCCGAACTCCACCGAGGCGTCGTCGGCCTCGAGATAGAGCTGCCCGTCCGACTGCAGCCATCCCTCGAGCTGCAGCCGGCCGTAGACCCGGATCGCCCCCGCGGCGATCTGTTCGGTGATGTCACCGGTGCGGCCGATGTCGTCGGCCACGCTGGTGATCGTGATGTTGTGCGGGTTCGCGCCGTCCGTATTGCGGGCGACGATCACCTCGCTGCCGGTCAGCTGGAATGCGTTCTTGTTGGCGACGTCGGCCGCCTCCAGGACGAGCGCTGCGCCCTGGCCCGAGGCCCCCCCGGGGGCATCGGTCTTCGTGAGCTTCGTTCTGGCCATCTAGCCCTCCTCCGGAGCCAGTTCGTTGCCGAACCGGTCGGTCCTGATGATCATCGGCCCCGGCTGCGGCCCGGGCGCCGGCAAGTGCGTGAGGATCACGTGCTCGCGCATGCGCTCGAGGTTCAGGTCCGCATGGGGGCAGTGTCCGCACCTGTAGTTGGGGCGGCCGTGCCAGCTGCCCACCACGATCGCGAGCTCGTCGATGTCCGCCCCGCGCAGGCCCGCGGCTTCGAGGCGCGCATCGAGCTCCTCCTCGATCTCCGCCTTCTCCTCGGCCGCCTTGCGGCCCTGGACCTTTTTCCCGCCCGGCGTGCGGTACCATCCGCCGCCCAGGTCCTCGATCGGCGCGTCGCCGCTCATGGCGTCTCCCGTACGAAGCCGGTGATGTCCATGCTCACGCGGTGGAGGCCCCGGCCCTCACCGCTCTCTTCGAACAGATCGCGCTCGTCGGCCACCAGGAGGCCGCGGACGACCGAGCTCCCCATGGCGCCCGAGTAGCCGCTCACGGCCCGCCTCACGGCGTTCCCCAGCCGCCGCGCGTCGTCCGGGTCCTCCGCGCTGCAGTCGATCTGGGTGCGGACCTCCGCCCAGCCGACCGGCCCGTCGTGCGCATATTCGCGGCCGGTCGAGATGCGGCGGACGAGCACCGACGGATGCGGCGCGGTCTCCGGCACGCGGAAGGCCCACAGGCTCTCCGCCACGGCCGCCACGGCGCCGTCGGCCGCGAGGTAGCTCCGGAGGCCGCCCTCAAAGGCCACGGCCGACCCGGAGGAGGAGACGCAGCCGGAGGTCCTTCTCGGCCGCTCTCACCGCGCGCCTCTTCGCCAGGTCGAAGCCCGGCCGGAGCCACGGCTGTGCGGGCTGATGGATCGTCCCGAGCTCCGAGAAGAGGCCGTAGAACACCCGGCGCTCGGGGCCGACCGCGACGGTGCACTTCCTCCGCGTCCGTTCGACCGTCACGGCCGCGATGTGGCGGGCGAGCCGACCGCGGCGCCGCGGCGCGAGACGGCTTGCCGCCATCCGGATGGGCTCGGCGCCCTCGTGGGCCGCATGCTCGAGCACGTCCGCGCCGAGCGCGTCCGGCAGCATTTGCAGACGTCTGAGAAGGAGTGCGCCCCCCTCGACCTCCGCACGAATCATCGATCGCTTAGCCACGGCGCACCGTCTCGATCTGGATCTTCTCGCGCCGGCCGTCGGGGTCGAACGGTTCGCCCACGATCCGGTGGCGACGACCGCTCCGCTCGACGATCTCCATGCCGGCCTCGAGGTCCTCCCGGTAGCGCGCCTCCCAGGTGATGCTGAGCTGGGGCTGGCGCTCGCCGTCGGTCTGCTGGTCGGAGCCCCCGGCGTCCACGCGCCGGGCCCAGAACCCGGCCACCAGCACGGGGGCCTCCTTCGGGCCGCCCTCGGCGCCGTGCGTGACCTCGAGCTTCTCGGCCCGCAGCAGCTCGCGGAGCCTCCCGGCGCGCATCAGGCTGGCCAGAAGACGCGGTAGGGGACGAGCAGCGAATCGGCGATCCCGATCTCGGCCACGATCATCCCGGTCACCACGGATTCGCGGTTCTCGTAGAGCGCGCCCACCAGCAGCTTCATGTAGGACCTGAGCGCCGAGGGGACGTCGCTCCCGGCGTCGCCGTAGCCGGCCGTGAAGTCGACCTCCACGGGGTGCGGGTCCCGGAGCTCGTCGGTCGGCCATGCCTGGTCGGGCTTCAGCAGCACGCGCCCCGGCTCGCTGTCCGCGTCGACCGCGTAGACCGCCGGGGCCAGCGTCGACTGGGTGCCATCCCTGACCGTGTAGCGGATCGCTTCGACGGACTGGAGGGGCGGGCCCGGCAGCTCGAGCCCGGCCGCATCGGAGGGGAAGCGCGGGTAGAGGCCGGTCCACGCCTGCGTGATCAGACGCCGTCCGGTCCGATCCTCGACGTGCTCCCGGGCCGCCTGGACGAGCGCCTGGATCAGGTCGTCCTCCTGCCCCGCTACGGCGCGGAGGTGCGTGATCGCCTCGGCCAGCGAGATCGGTTCCGCTGCCGGCGCCATGAGGAGCCGCGCGGCCGACGCCTTCAGGTCCTCGCCCACAGGTCACACCTTCCCCTGCGGCACTCAGCCCCCGGCCAGCTTGTCGGCCAGGGCCTCGGCCGCGGCGTAGCCCTGGACCTTCTGGCCGGCCACCTCGAACCATCCGCCGCCGCGCTCCTCGATCGCCGGACGATCGCCGCTCGCGGCGTTGTCGGCGGTCTCCTCCGGCCCGGTGGTCGCATCCTCGGGCGGCTCGCGCATGGCGGTCTCCTCGGGGCCAGCCGTGGCGTCCTCGGACGGTCCGGTTGCGGCGCTCCCGCCCGGCGCGGCAGGGGCGGCGGCGCCCACCTTCACATACGCCTTCGCCAGGTCTGCCTCGATCTCCCTTCCGACCACGTACTGGCGGTCGCGGAGATGGCAGCCCTTCGGCCCGGCCGCCGTGGCGCGCATGACGATCCGATCGCCCTTCTTCATGAGTCCTCCCGCAGCGTGTGAAGTGGGGGCCCCGGCCGGGCCGGGACCCCCTCGCTCAGCTCCGCTCCGCTCAGGCGAGCGTCACGCGGGTGAACGCCTCCTCGAGCACGGGCGCGCCGTCCGTCTCCAGCCGGCCGATGAACCCGATCTGGTTCGTCTCGGCGTAGAGCTCGACCAGGCGCTGCACGATCATGTTGAGGGCGTCGGCGATCCAGTAGTAGCTGAAGTCGCCGAGGATCCCGACGTAGAGGCCGGTGGTGAAGGTGCTCGGGACGTACTCGGACATGTGGACCGGCAGGTTCAGCAGCCGGTCCGGCTCGCCCGCCTGCACAGACGGCTGCCAGAGGTACATGCCCGTGCCGGCGCCACCGTCCTCGGTGCGGAGCTTGTCGATCATGGCCAGGGCGTCCCGGTGGAACATCCACCTGGCGTTCCGCAGGTAGCCGCCCTTCAGGCTCCACTTGGCGTTCTTCAGGCCGTCCATGGTGATGGCCGTCGTGGTGTTGCCGGCGCTGACGTCGCGGGCCGCGGTGATCCCGTTGGCGTCGGCCGTGAACAGGCCGAGCGGATCGGTGACGCCGCCGCCCGTCAGGAAGCCCTTCTCCTGGCTGACCGCGAACTTGTAGGCGAGTCGGTCGCGGACCAGCGCCTCGACGTTCAGCGCGGACGCCCGCAGCAGCTTCCTCGAGACCTTGATCCGCTTCGCCAGCGGAATCGGCTCGAGGGCGCGGGTCCCGAACGCCATGGCGGCGTCCTCGGCCCCGGTGGCCAGCTCGGTCGTCCAGTCGGCGTCCGCCGGGTCGGCGTCCAGCGAGGGCGCCCCCATGGAGTCGCCGGTGGTGAGCGGGAAGACCGTGGCGAAGCGGCGCACGAAGACCATGTCGTCCACGGCCTTGATCAGCTGCGCCACGAAGTTCGGCGGGACGGTGAAGCCGCCCTCCGCATCCGTTCCGGCCGAGAGCGCGCGCGCATCCTCGGCGCTGAGGCCTTCCCGGCCGTGGGCCAGGTAGGAGCGGAAGGCACGGCCGTAGGCGCCGAGGTCAGCGCCGTCGAGCGTCCGGTCCCGGAAGTGGGGCCCGTAGTCGCGGTACATCTCGAGGGCCCGCCGCTCGCTCGCGCTCAGGTCCTCTTCCCGCCGGCCGCGGAAGAGCTCCGGAAGGCTGTCCCGGGACTCTCCGGCGCCGCCATCCGGAGCGGCGTGGCCCGACCGGGGACCGGCCGGATCTTCGCCGCCGAGCTCGGTCCTTCGCTCCTGCTCGAGCTGCGCCTCGAGGGTCTCGACCTCTTCGGTGATGGCCTTCACCCTGGCGAAGCGCTTCTCGTACTCCTCGCGCTTCTCGGAGCTGGACCAGGTCTCGCCCTCGGAGCGGCTCTCGTGGAACTCGTCCAGGACCGTCCGGTTCTGCTCGACGAGCCGAGCCCGCTCCTGCTTCAGCTCGTTGATGCGATTGATGAGCTCCTGGGGATTCACGCTGCCCTCCGCTGCCTGTGTCCTGGGCGCCCACAGCGGATGACAGAAGGCCGCCCATGGACGCACCGGTGATGATCACGGGTGCTCGTCCACGAGCGGCCGTTCGGCTCATCGGGCGAGGCTCGTCCGGTCCCCTGACCGTAGATCGGCGCCCCAGCGCCGATCGAGACCCGCCCTTAGCTCATGCTTCTGAACCTACTCGCCGCGCCGCGCGGCCCCTGCCGTCCTCGGGCCCTGCCCTCGGTCGGCGCTGCTTTCGGTCGAACGTCAAAGATGTAAAGCCTCCGGCTCACCCGCGCAAGTCGCGGATGGGACGCCCGGCCACATAGAGCCGCTGGCGCTCCCCGTCGAGCACGGCGTCCTGGTCCCGGGAAGGCGCACCGGCCTGCTGCGACTCCGACCATGCCTCGGCGCTCTCGAGCGACCGCGCCGAGACCCTGGTGTCTTCGTACGCGGGGAAGGTGACGGGCCCGACGTCGAAGAGCTCGACGATTCCGCCGGGCAGGATGGTCCGGATCCGCTTCCCATCCTCCACGGTGATCTCGTAGCCTGACTCGTGATCGACCGTGAAGGAGAAGCTCGCGCCGGTGAGCTCCCGCCGTTGGATCTTCCTGCGCACGAACTGCGCGGTGGGGTCCGAGTCGAGATCGAGCTCGAACCGGAGGCCGCGATCGTCCTCCGCGAGACGGAGCGTCCCCGCGCTCTGCCGCGCGAGCAGATGGTCCGGGCTGTGGTTGAACAGGCCGCGCACGTCCGAGGCCTTCAGCGCGCCTCCGAACGCGCCCGGCCGGATGCGCTCGAAGAAGGGCCCGAGGTCCTCGGACAGCGTGTCGAACACGGCTGCGTATCCCGAGAGCAGGGGGGGGCTGTCGTCCCTGGATTCGTCGACGACCAGGTCCGAGGCCGTAAGCGCCAGATGCCGCCGCTCCGCTTCTCGCTGATGCTCTGTCATGGTGTCCCTCCTATCCCGGCAGGATCATGCAGTCGCAGCCGCTATGGGCTGGCGGGTGACCGATCTCGGTATCGGTGACCAGGGGCCGCTCGGCGCCCTCCGGCTGGAAGTGCTCGCCGGCACCGATGAACGAGTTGTGGATGGCGACCGTCGCCCCGTCCAGGTGCCGGCAGTAGGGGCAGCTTTCGCCGAAGCTCCTCCACCGGAGAATGGTCACGCCGGCGGCGAGAAATACGATCTTCGCGGCGGCGTTTTCGAGCCTGTGGCTTTCGCGGTCGGACCAGCGCTCGGCGCGCGGCCGGCCGTCCGGCGTCCCCTGCGCCCACTCCTCCGTGCGCTGCTGGACCGCGGCGCCTGGCTCCGCGTCCGGATCGACGGTGGCCTCGCGCACGACCTGCTCGAGCTGGCGGCGACTGGACGCGCTGTATCGACCGGTGAACGCATCGGTGTAGTCGGAGACGAACTTGTCGCGCTCGCCGTCCCCCAGCTGTGTATGCATCTGATCGCTGAGGTGGCTGGTCACCTCGCGCGAGAGCGCATCGAAGATCGGCCGCAGAAGCCCGCGCGCGAAGTCGGGATGCCTGCGGAAGTAGTAGTCGCGGAGCCAGCTCAGGAACGGATCTGGGTCGTGGCCGCCGAGCAGTCGGTCGCGCGCCGAGCGCACCTGGTCGATCTCCCCTCTCACCATGCGGTTCATGGCCTGGAGGAAGACCGGTCCGAAGCTCTCCAGCAGCCGCCTCCGGATCGAGACCATGCGCTCTTCGGCGCCGGCGGGCCGCCCGCCGCGGTCTTCTCCGGACCCTTCCGCCCGCCGCTCGAGGCCGCCGAGCAGCAGCGCGCGGGTCCCGGGATCCATGCTGCGGGCCTGCGCGAGCGGCACCATGTTGAGCGGCACGAAGACGGTGTCGCCCCCGTCGATCGGCGGCAGATTCTCCTTCGCCCGGGCTTCGTTCAGCGCCATCCACGGCGCGCCGACCCCGACCTTGTAGAACTCAGACCGGGTCTTCGTGTCGCCCTGGAGCAGGCCCTCGAGATTGAACTCGCAGAACAATCCGGCGGCGCGCTCCTGAGTTGTGAACAGGGAGAGGTTCATGCGCTGCTGCAGGCGGACCGCCCAGGGCCGGATCACGTCGCGGACGAACTCGCGGTCCTGCTCCTCGATATTGTTGAACGTCGAGCGCTCGAGCTCGGCCAGCATATGGAGCGGCACGCGCGTGATCCGGGACGCCTCGGCGTTCTGGAACTTCCGAAGGCCCAGGAACTGCGCCTTCTCCGGATCGACGGTCACCTGCTGGTAGTCGGTGTCCTCCTCGAGGATGGCCAGGCGGTGGGCGCCCTCGAGGCCGCGGTGGAGATCCTCCCAGGTCTTCCGCAGCCGGCTCCAGGCCCTGTCGCTGAGCGACTTCGGGGTCTTCAGCACGCCCCCCGGCGCCGAGTCGTTGCCGAAGAAGCGTGCCGCATAGCGCTCGGTGACGATCCCCAGTCCGATGGCCTCCCGGTGCTTGGTCGTGAGATTCATGCCGATCAGCCCGCGGGTGGCGAACCCGCGGATATGGAGGACCTCACCGGGATAGAGCGCCGTCTGATCGGGCAGCTGGAGCTCGGTCGGATCGAGCCTCGGGAGCGTGACCCGGTAGACGCTCGCGCCATCCGGCCGCCTCGTCAGCTCGACCCGATCGGGGACGAGAGGCCAGAGCTGCTCGAGCCGCCCGGCGCGCCGGATGATCTCCGCATAACCGTTCCCCCACAGGATGACGTTCGCGATCAGGCTCTCGAGGAACTCCACCCGCGTCTGCTGCGGGTTCGGCTGGTCGTGGAGGACCGTCTGCGCAGGGTGATCCGGCCTCCGCTCCTTCTGGCCGTCCTCGGCCCGCTGGTAGACGTCGAGGGGCAGGGTGGCCACGGTCTCGGCGATCACGCGGACGGCGGCCGAGAGCGCCGTCCAGCTGAGCGCGCTTTCCTCGTCCACCTGAATCCCGCTCCCGGTCTCCAGGCCGAGCCATCCCCACACCGACTCCGGCGGGTCGGACGGATGCCAGCCCGGCTTTCGCTGAGCAACGTCTTCAGGATCGGCATCTACCCCTCCCCTATCCCCTGAGCCCCAGGATCCCCAGCACGACCAGTACGAGGCCGAAGCCGATCAATCCGAGCGCGGGGGCGATGAGCCACAGCCCGATGCCGGCCAGCAGCCCGCCGCCGTAAATGTGGACGTCGTGCAGGTCGGGCATCCACCATCGCGGCCGCTTCATGCCTCCACCGTCTCGGTCTCCTCGTCGCTCTCGTCGGCCCCCAGCACCCTCACGCCCCGATGATCATACACGCTGCCGCCCTCGTCCTCATGCCGCATGGACCGGTCGAGCGCCATGAGGGCCGCCACGACCGGGTCGATCTTCGCTTCCTTCGTATCCCGCACCGGCCGCTTCCGGTCCGGGTCGGGGTTCCGGAGCGCCGTGTTCGAGACCGCCCAGGCCAGCACGGGGTTCCCGTCGTGCACGATCTTCGGCGGATCCATCATCAGGCGGCGCTCGAACTCGTCGCAGGGCGCGGTCATCTGCGAGTAGGTCGTCCGCATGCCGGCCACCGTGATCCCGTGATCCTCGGCGAGCTCGACCATGAGCTGGTGCCCCTGGAACTGCGTGTCCACGCCCATGTCCACGAGCTCATAGCGCTCGAGGTCCTCGAGGATCTGCGTCCGCACATCGGCATAGTCGATCACCGCCCCCTCGCAGACGTGGAGCCAGCCGGCCCGGGCCCACGCCGCATACTGCTCGGCGTATGGGTTCGAGGCGTCCTTCAGCCGGCTCTCCGCGCACCAGGCGTGGCAGACCAGCCGGACGAGCTCGGGATTGTCCGGGTCCGGGAACGCCTTGAGCCACGCCGTGAGGTCCTCGACGGCGCCCAGGTCGAGACCCCCGTAGCAGGTCCTCCCGATCAGGTCCTCCTCGGCATACTCGCGCCGGGCCCGGTCCCAGAGCGCCATGTCGATCCAGCGCTCGGCCGTCCGCGTCCACTGCGAGAGCTGCCAGCGCCGGAAGCTGTTCTGAGCGCTTGGCAGCTGCTGGGCCTCCCGGCAGCCCTGCTCGATCTTCTCGAGCCGGACCGTGACCCCGATCCCCGGGTTCGCCCGCTTCCAGACCTCCGGGTCCGTCCAGTCATCGTCCTCCTCGGCGCCGAAGATGAGCCCGAGGAAGTTGGGGTCCTCGATCACCCCATCGTTCACCTGCATCGCGTACTTCCGAATCTCGTAGCAGAGGCTCTCCCGGTCGCTCCCGGCGTTCGTGATGGAGAGGAGAAGCGGCTGCCGCCTGGCCCCCATTGACTCCTTCACCGCGTCGTACTGGTCCCGGCGCTGCTGCGTGTGCAGCTCGTCGAAGATGGCCAGATGCGGGTTGAACCCGTGCTGGCCCAGGCTCTGCTTCGTCAGCGGCTGGAAGGTCGCCGAGAGCGCGGGGCAGCTGATCGTGTTCACGTAGTCGCGCACCTCCAGCCGCTTCCTGAGCCAGGGCGCGAGCTGGACCATGTCCTTGAAGATCCGCCAGACGACTTTCGCCTGCTTCTGGTTGTAGGCCGCGCTGAAGACCTGCGCGCCGAACTCGCGGTCGACGAGCAGCCCGTGGCCGGCCGCGCCGGCCGCCCAGTGACTCTTGCCGGTCTTCTTCGGCATCTCAATGTAGACGGTCTCGTACCTGCGCCGGCCGTCCTCCCGCAGCGTGCCGTAGAGGATCCGGGTGAGCCGGTCCTCCCAGTCCATCCACGTGTCGCCAAGTGTCTTCCCCGAGCGCGCCAGCTCCCCGATCGTATGCGGGAGGGCCCGGAAGTACTTCAGGGCCAGCCGCGCGGCGTCGTTGTCGGGCGGGTTCCCCCAGCCCGGCGGCGCCGAGAGCGGCCGGTCCATCAGAGCTCGAGGAGGCCTGCGAGCGGATCATCGTCCACGTCCTTCGTCTTCGCCGCGCTGGCCAGCAGGCGGCCGACTTCCTTCACGTACTGGCGGTACTCGGTGGCGTAGGCCACGTGCTTGGCGCATGCAGGGTTCGTCTTCACGCTCTTCCCGCGGCCGGGGACGACGACACCCAGCTTCTGGACAGCCTTCCAGGCCCGGCGTCCCGCCTCGTAGAGCTCGGCCATCTTCTCGAGGACCGTGAGATCGATCTGCTCCAGCACGCCCAGGTCGACGATCTGCGCCACGTGGACGTCCCAGCAGTGCCGGCCCTCCTCGCCCAGGTGCTCGGGCGGCGCCGGTATCTCCCTCAGCTCCGGCCCGCCCTCCTCCTCGTCCGGCGCCGGCTGGTGGGAGGAGAGCCAGCAGCGGCCGTTCTCCCCGGCCGGGTTCCGGCACGGGTCGCCCGAGCTCGTCGGGGCGCCGCAGCGCCCGGGCTCGGCCTCCCGGACGACCTTCAGGTGCCGCTTCGCCACCCCGCTACCCCCTTCCGCCCATTTGCCATTCCGGCAGGGCCCGATCCCGGAAATGCTTCTCTCTGACATTTGTTGCCGCCGGGCCGGTCACGGACGCTCACCCCCCGAGGATTCGACCCCCCCTTCCCCCTCCCCGTCGGCGCCGTCCACGAACTCGAGGACGGCACCCGACAGCTCTTCGATCCGGGTCAGGTCGGCGCCGAAGCCGCGGGCGCACTCGTGATGGATCTGCCGGAGCGCCTCGCGCATGGCTGCATGCTCGAGCCAGTCGCGGGTGAGGGACAGGGTGAGCACCAACCCGCTCACGAGGCGCTCGGCAGGCAGAGCTCGTCGTCCGCGTGCGGCTCGTATTGACTGTACCAGTCGTCGAGCAAGCTCAGGTGCCGCTTCGCTAGCCCATCAGACCGCCGCGCGTCGTCGCGAAGTCTCCTCTCGCAGGTCGCGCGGCCAGGATCGAGGAGAAGGACCCTGAAGCCGCTGCGATGCAGGTCGTCACGCTCCCGGTGGCGGGCCCCCAGCAGGATCATCCAGCCACGTCGGAACTTCCGCGATCGCTCCAGATAGCCCCTGAGGAACTCACGGGTCCGGCACGCGGCGTCGAATGCGCCCGGATCCCGCTCGAAGAGGGGGAGCATCGTCAGGGCCTGGAACAGCAGGTCGAAGTCCACGACCACGTCGCCCGGCCCCTTGTGCAAAGCCACATAGCGGGTCTTCCCCGCGCCGGGCGGGCCGCACAAAGCGGTCACCCTGTCGTGTAGGCAGTCCCGGCAGAATGCGCCGGAGGCGAGCTCACTGCAGCCGACCGACTGACAGGGCTTCATATGCGGCCGCCGGCGGGAGACCCGAACGTCTGGCGATTGTGGCAGGGCCGGCAGAGCGTCTCGAGATTGGACGGCCGGAGATTCAGGACGTCGCCGTCCCGGTGGTGGACGTCCTCACCGAGCCGCGTGATCCCGCGGCCCTCGCAGCGCTCACACAGGGGGTGCTGTCTGATGTAGGCGTCGCGTACCTTCCGCCAGCGGCCGCCATAGCCCCGGGCCCGTGTCGTCGGCCGGCGCTCGTCCTGCAGACGTCTGCGATCGCGGCGGTGCTGGGGGCATCGGGAGTGCTCGCCGCGCACGAGCGCGGAGCATCCGGTCGTGGTGCACGGCCGGCGGAAGCCCATGGTCGGAGCGCCTCCTGGCTGGCGCGAGATGGCGTTCAGGCGGACGGGGAAAGGTAGGCGGCCGCGCGCCGGCTAACAACCCTTACGCTCGCTGTCAAGCGCGCGGGGCCTTTTTCACCCCCTTGACATCTCGCCGCCCTGGCCGGCGGCTGCGCCTGGTCATGAGATGCCCTCGGGATAGAGCACGGCTCCGGCACGGACGCAGCCGGGCTCGGGATACTCAGCGGCCCCCAGCTTCTGCAGTTGCGCGACGGCCGCGGTGAAGGCCGAGCTCGACGCGCTGTAGCCGGCGCGCTCGGCCAGCGCCTCCCGCGTGAGGGCCCGGGGGTGCGTCTCGAGCAGCTCACGCAGTAGGGCACTTTCGTAGGTGCTCAGGATCTTAAGCCAGCCCTCATGTAGCTGATCGAGCGTCGGCCGGCGCTCCGGACGCCGGGTGTGCCTGCGGCCGGCGGCCGTGAGCTGCGCCTCGCCGGCCACCGGATACACGATGAATCCGTCATCGCGGAGCGAAGCCAGGTGCGCCGTAAAGGCCGAGGACCTGTGCGAGTATCCGGCGAAGGCCGCCAGCGTCTCGCGTGCAGCACTGTCGACGCCCAGGGCCTCGAGCTCGCGCAACGTCTGCAGCAGGTCACGCTGGTAGCTGGTCAGGTCATGTCCATTTGCGTCCGCCGGCGGCGCGCCGTTGGCCCCGGCACTCGCCGGCGTGCGACGGGCCCCTGTCCGAGGAGTTGCGGCTGCCGGCTCCGCGCTGCGTCTCGTCGACCTCTCACGACTCGCTGGTGCGCCCTCAGACGGCCGACCCGCATTGAGGTCGGGGAGCGCGCCGATTGCGTCCGTCACGGCGTCCTGCAACCTGGCGCGCCAGGCCTCCATCTCGGACGTGCGCTCTTCCGCCCATCGCTCCCAGCGTGCGCGCTCGTCTTCTGCAGCGTCGAGGCCCGCCTCGGCGCTGGCCTCGTGGGCATGAGCCAGCTCGGCCTCGAGCTGCTCAATGCGCTCGAGGAGCTCCGCGATCTCGTCGCTCTCGCCGGCGGAGGCCGACTCGTCGCGCGCCGCCGTCGCCTTCTCGAGCTCGGCCTCCAGGTCGCCTATCCTCGCGCGCAGCGCCGCCGGATCGTTCTTCTCGGCCTCTTCGATCGCCGACGCCAGCTTCGAGCGCAGATCCTCGAGATCGGCTGTCGCCAGCTTCTCTGGCAGCGCGGGCTCCTTGCCCAGCTCCGGTGTGCTGGAGCTGTCGAAGGTCCGGCGCATGCGCACGTCCACGCGCTCGAAGACGTCGAGGCGCGGGCTCCAGAACCAGGCGGTTCCCCGCGGCAGGCCGGCGAGCCCCTCCAGGAACGCATCCCGCCGGCCCTCGGTGTCGTGCTGCTTGATCCACGCGTCGACAGCCTTCTGATCCTGAGGCGCTGTCAACTGGTGGCTGACCAGGACCTCGCACTGCGTGAGCACGTCCTTGTTCACGCTGGCCGCGCGCTGATCGATGAGAACGACGCCCAGGCCCGACGCGCGCCCGCGCCGCACCAGATCCTCGATGGCGCCCACCATGCGGGCTTCGGCACCACCCACGCGCTGCGGGATGAAGCTGGAGGCCTCGTCGATCGCCACGAGCAGAGGCCTGCGGTGCTCCGCCTCGCCCTTCCTGTGGTAGAGTTGCTCGGCAAACGCCGTGACGAACGATTTCTGCTTCGACTTTCGCAGGTGCCGCAGAGACAGGATCATCGGCACGCGCTGGTCCACCGCGACGTCGGCGAGCTGAGCACCCATCTCCCGCTCGAGCGGCAGGTCCGCGTGATGGCCGCCGAAGACCACGAACGGATAGCCTTCCTCGTCGCCGTCCGCCGATGACTTGAGTCCCCACCACACGTCGACAGGATCGATCACGACGACCTGCACGCCGAGATCGGAGACCTCCTCGACCAGGACGCTGGCGGTCACCGTCTTGCCGCTCCCCCGGATCCCGAGGATGGCCGTCGCCTGCACCGCCACGTCGGGCGGGAGGTGGAATCGCTTCTCAGACCCGGAGATCTGGCCGACCTCGAGCCTATTAGGCATAGTCAGCCGCCGATACCATCCGGCAGACGATCCTCACCAGATCCTCCTCACTCATCCTCGGCCTCCTCTGCAGACGTCTGCACGAGCTTGATCAGGCTGTCGACACAACGATCGCACGGGTCGAGGTAGCGCCCTACGCTGCCGATATAGCCGCTCGGTATGACGCCAT